TGTCCATTTACGTGTTCCATTTGTATCGGCATACGTAATATCCCACCACGATGGTTTATCTGTATATCCTTGTAATACCCACGGTTCGAGATGTGGATATTGTGTCCCATATATTTCTTTGTATATAGCATCCCATCTAGATCCCCATACTTTATTGGTGGTAGATATAACAGTTGGATACTGTACTACCGCTGTATCTACACCACCATAGTTCCAAGTAAATGCGTTTGTAATATCATAATCGGTTGTAAATGGGTTTAATTGATGTTGTTGGATATAATCAAAATATGCCTTTTTCATATAATCAACAAATACTGGAGATTCTTCAATGATCATGTTGTAATCAAACGAAAAAGATGCGAATGTTGGCACTGCTCTATATAAACGCATCTCAGATTCCAAAACAATGGAAGCCACTATATGATTAATGTCGATAACCTTCCAAGCATCTGTTATAGGTCCTGAATACACACTCCATCCAGTATTTGAGTTGTCTCGTACATACAGCGAATTAGTGTTTGTATTTAACCACAACGATCCAATTGGATTTATTACACCAGGTGGTGATGCTGCTACACTAACCACATTAAATCTGTATAATTTATTATCATTGGTATTCTTCCAATATATTCCAGGAGATAGATTTGATGTTGGTGCACTGGTCCCTATTAAACCGTTAGTTGCAGTTATCAACCGATCAATAATGCTATATACAGTCTTTGTTGGCAATTCAATGTTTACTATATGCCCATCGTGACACCGAACCTGCCTAATTCCCAATGCAGCATCTGTAAATATTATGGGTTCTACTGCTCTAGACAACCTTAGGAATGGTAGTGTCGCTATCCAATTTTTAATACCAATCTTCTGTCCGAAGGAATCAACAGTATTTTTTGCATCATAAACTGTAGTATCACCAAATGCAAAATCGTTAGCTTCGTTAAATTCAAACGTTGTTATTATATCATCTGATATGTAATATTGTTGGTCCCATATATATCTAACATCACTAGGATCCATGCCTTTTTTGAGGAATGTAACAGAATCGTGTATAAAGGTTTCCTGTAATTGTTGTGTGTTGATTGCGTATTGGTTAGCAGCAAACTCAATAATACCTATTGGATCGGTGTTATTCTGAAACATTGCTGACAAGAACATATCAAAGCTATCGTTAAATTCTTTAATACTTCCACCCACTCCGAAGTTGTACTCATTTAGACTACCAACTATTGCGCCCTGGTCAAGAAGGAAATTCATCATGTTATCAGGTTGCTGGGCTGCGATTATAGTGTTGAAATGCGACACTAAGTCTGTTAACGATAACAATTTTCTGTTATCGTGATTTGCATTGTAAAATAATTGATCAGCAACCTCCCAATCACCTGTAGTATTATAATCAGTGTCGCTTACTCCAGCTGTAACATGTGCAGTCTGTAAGGTGTTGGTTGCATCTAAATATTGATCCCCATCGGCTAACCGATACTGATTTACATAACGTGGTATATATTGTTCATTATTAATTCCATGCCTCCATATAGATTGCAATCCAGATGGGTTAGAGGAATCAGCAATAGCAGAATCGTGATAACAGTATAATACATCATTATCATAATCTAGTAATTGTTGGTCAAAATAAAACTCCTTACCATAATTTCCTATGACAATGCGTTTATTGATCCGTGCGTCAACAGGATACTTGGATGATTCTTGAAACACAAATATAGAATTCGCCCGATAAGCAGGAGTCCCATCAACGTTATATATGTTAAATATTGGATATTGGTTTGTATCTGTTTTAACTTGTTCTACTTTTCTGTATGTAATCAGTGTAACAGTTTCTGGTACAAAACTATCCGATGTGGTAGTACGGACCAAAACCTCTCCATGAATATCATCGCTTAGTGCAGCAGGAGATACCTCTATACGAACTGTATCGGAGACATTAAGATCTTTAAAGAATTGAATAGCATTAGCGTGTACGGATGTGGATCCAGCTGTAAATGTGGATATGTCTCCGTTTATAATTGTACCTTCGAGATAATTACCAAATTGTCTAATATTATTAACATACACACGAATTACATCACCACCATACAAATAATTAGGTGCTTCAAATATTGTTTTGTTGGTGGTGGTGCTCAAGGTTTCTGAGAAAACCAGGTTAGTGTTGATAACCTGATTTGTGGTAGGAACGGGTTGGTTCGATCCATCATATACCCAGTGATAGAAGAAACCATTCCATTTATCACCGATGCTTGTTGTTGATATAGGAGCAATGTTATATGTTTGGTCTATGTTAGCAACCGATTCTTTAATACGTAATATCGTATCGTTACCATCAAAACCATTTAACGTCACAGTAAGTAAAGTATTATCGTATGTAATAGGGTTTTCTACAGCAAATACTAATCCTACAGGAAATACAGATAACAAATCTCCTTGGAGATGAATTTCATTATTAATAAAATCAATGCTACTAATTTTATACCGAATTATTGATTCTGCATCTGTCGGACCAGTAGATGACTGTACCCAGCCAGATACATCATTTGCTCGGTATTTCCAGTTATATGAAACTTGAACCCATTCATTTAATTCGATTGATGCATTATATTCAATGATCGGCATTGTTGCCCGGCGTGCTAATCCACCCAAACTGTCATTTATGGTACTTTTGTGTATCCATTTATTTTGCTTAGACCAAGGATCTGTCTGAGGATTGCAATTTTCGGACGAATCCCACGGAAAGGTACCCACTGGTTGCGTTGCAGGTACCCAAGAGTTTGTATCTATAGACCAAACCATGACCAGTTGAGTGGTAACATCATAATAAACGAAGGTATTATCCGGTTGGGTTACATCAGGAGGTGTATGAGTTGGAGCTTGTGGTAAACTTGACCACCAATTTCCATTATTGTCGTCCCAAGATGAATTATCCCAACCTACACTACCGTTGGATGAAGTTGAACACGCACAAAGTGTTTGTGCATATGCTGCATTGTATCTTTGTTGTATATCATCGATATCAGCAGGTGTAGATGTAGGATCAGCTAATACAGCTGCCAGTTGTACAGATGTTTGATATAAGCGATTCTCTGCAACATTACACATACTTTGTATGGTTATATATTGCGGTGGTGAACTTGGATCAACCACATCATACCAGTAATAATCTTGGTAATTAATTAATTTATCAATATTTATTGGTGGTATGAAGTTGAATTTAAGTGAGTTACCCCATTTCGGCAACCTTGAAATATCTATGCCTAACCGTTCTGCTTTACTAAGTATATCATTGTAATCAGCAATATGTTCAGCTGTAGCGATTTTTGTGTATAGTAGAGGCTGTAGTTGCCAGGCTTGGCGACTAACTGTGGGTTCATGTAACCGATCATCGGATACAACCGAAGGACTTCTCTTTCCAATAGAACCCGTAGCTGGTACCAGTTCAGATTTTGTCAAAAATCTATTACAGACATTGTCCGTGATAGATTGGTTAACTTTTGTCTGTAATACTGCTGGTAATAATTTAAACAGATCTGTTCTTGGTTTATTATAATCCGAATTTGACATATGTATTATGTTCCCCACAAATAACAACTTTTCATATTATTTATGTGGCACACCTATTTGTTAAATTCCCCTTATTCAGCAAACCACCCAGACTGATTAGATGTTATATGATCCTTGTTTGATGTTTACTCTATTCAACGAAGTCACTATTTCTATATCATTTACTGTTATGCTCGGTAAAAACAATTCATCTTCTCTTGCATTAACTTGGAACATATCCCCAAAGAAGTTTTGTGCATTGATTGGAACTAATACTACAGTATCTATCTCAGTAGGTAATGATGCATGTATAGCAGCAGCTAACTCAGTAAAGTAAAATGTTTCTCCAAATTCCCATAAATTAATATCGAAATATGAGTTAATAACATCAATAATTTTTAATTTAATCTGATTATCCGTTGAAGATGTACTAGCAGATCTAATTACCTTGATTGTCCCCCTTAATTCAGGAATAGCGTGAGATCCAAATAAATACTTGAATGCACCAGAGTGTAATATTACTGTATCTGATATCATCTTGTTATCTAACAGATCTGCATAACTAGTACGTAAATCAAGTGGTGTTGGGGCTGCGGGTTCCGATGGAAGCAATCCTGCTAACCACTGTCGAACTGTTATATAATATCCTCTTGTTATTATAAACGTATCATTAATATTACTAGCAGCTGGGTCAATCAAATTCATGTTTGTTGACTTATGTAACCACATAAAATTAAGACCGTTTCTACCATTTTCTCGTTTGAAATTTGAATTATTAGTATCAGTAGCATATGATAACATGGTAGTATCTGAGCTATCTGTGATTGACCAGGCATCACTTACCATCAGCCTGGTAAAATATACATATTCTTTAACGCTAATAGATATAGATGTAGCATTTGTCGAGTTAGCTAATATAGTAATTTTGTTTGTAACTTCTCCAATTGAGGTGCTCGTATCTCCTTCTATCCAATCTGTTCCATTGATGCCAACAACAGCAACATCTCCACGACCTTTGATAAATGAAATTGGTACACTAATATCCGATACTGGAACTGGAGATATGGTTATTGTTGGATTACTAATATCATACAACGGAATGTTGTTAGTACCAAAATCTGGTACCCCATCCCCGTTCAAATCTTCATTTATTAAACTCAATTGATGTATATTAGGTAATCCTTGATCTGGTAAGCCAGCATCATATGATTCTTGGTTGAGAATTATGAAATTTGTATTAGTTGATTGTAACCCACTGTAATTTTTGTTTGGGTTTGCTTTTAATAATACTATTAAATCATTTCCAGGGTTTTTGGAATCGTAATTTACAACTCTACCCTTGGTAGTGAACCAAAACCTAGTTGTGGGACTTTCCGCAATGATTCTTGTTCCCTTAAATGATACATTCCATACACCACCACTTGTCTGGTTAATCAATATTAACCAATTATCAGCATCAGCAGCGGCCTGAGAAGTAAACACTACAGGTACCCAGGCAGATGGGGTTATGGTGATGTCGTATTTCAGATATATTGGCCATTGTACTGTCTGATTCAACATGTTAATTATTGCTGTTTTTTCGTTATACGTAAATCTCGTTCTACTGGCATCTGTATTACCAGTTAGTGATCGGTTGATAAACAAATCAGCATTAGATAATAAAGGTTCTAGATAATCAGTAACCAATGTCGAAGAAGTAACATCTGCTGATATTGCTGGTAACACATTGATTAATTGTTTAAAATATATGGCCATATCGTCGCCAAAAATTCTGACATTATCATACGTCTCACTTGGATCGTTCCATGATGTATATTTTGAATCACCTGCAAACGTGCGATTAACCGACATCATCTTTAATATAGACGAATCTTGTAGCATATACGTATTATAATCTCTACCATTCACCATACGATCCTGCGTATAATAAACCGATGGTGCCATACGACGAATATGTTCAATATCCTCCGTTGGCGCAGCATTTTGTATAGTGGTGGTTGCAGAGAATGTAAAAGCAAATGATTGGTTGTTACCACTGCTATCTTGGTAATCTAAGCTGGAAGATATATTAGTTATAGCACTTTGTGGTATAACTAAATCTGTATTGGTTGATGTTCTGTACCATATTTGAAACAATCCCTTTGGTATATTAGCAAATTCCCCATCACCAAATATAATACGAACATTATCATCAGTTAAAGTTTCTACTTCATACTTATTGCGTATCGTGTTTGTATTAAATATGATATTCTGGGAATGAGCTACATCCACCGGCACCCATTCCCCGTCCCGCATAGTCGATTTAACTGACGGAATCGTGACAATTTGATATCCATTGTTTGGATCTACATTATTAACCCATAAATCAGTATCGTTGATATCTGTATCACCGATTTCTATCATTTGGTTAGGTGTAATACCATCAAATGTATAGTCTTTGTGTTTTAAAATACCTTGCTTTGTAAACATGAAGAAACCAGTGGTATTAGAACTATCCCCTAAACCATCAGATCCGTATAGCACAGTAAACACTGAATTTATTTCCGGACGTTTTTCGAATGGACCATCCTCATTCAATGAGGATGGTACCAATTCCATTGGAACACCCTGTCCAGATACAGATACAGAATATGGCAACACCCCATTTGTTACAGGTATATTATTTAATGAATATAGCTCAAATAACACATCTTGTACTTGAACGCGGTCATTAGGTGCTACAGTACCAAAGTTCTGCTTTGATATCCTATTGATAACTAATAAAAACTGTTCTTTCCAATCAGGATTTGTATTATCATTCCAAACAATCTTTTTATTTGCTAAATTTCTACCCTGCGAATCATACACGACCTCAGTTGTGCGCACTGAAGTTATTTTAACCAATGATCTTGCAGGTATACTGCGAGCTGCAGTATATGATATTAACTTTGCCAATCTCAGTACAGAATCTTTGCGTTGAGCTGTTGGTAAGAAGTTCTCGTGTGAAGTCAAATCTATTCTATATGCTAATAACTCACCTAGATATGCAAATAATTCCAATATAGCAATGAATTCGGACGACTCTATATAATCATTAAAAGTTTCAGGAAAATATAGTTTGATATAATCTAGCATACTAGATTTTATAGTGTCATAATCGAAAGCAGCAAAGTTTATATTTTTAAATGCCTCGTAAACATGTTCCCAACTTTCTGCTTTCGAAATTATTCTTCCGCTCATGTATAATACCTCTGTATGAATTAGCTATGAATCTTTATGACTAAATACAGTCATAAAATAATGAATTGATATGCAACTTATTTATGACTCAGGCAACAATATGATTATCAAACAATATACCAATATTAACTGGGTCAAAAAACAAATATTATCAGGAAATAATATACATGATGTAGTTCGGTTGTGTAATATATCAATATTTACTACATCTCGATATTATACTAAAGGAATTTAATCCCACTCATACCGAATGGGAGAATATGGTTAATAATGGATATAACCACATATGGGATTGAGTAAATGATGTATGGATATGGAAGAAATAATAATTACTGGAAATCTATATGTATATTGAGATTTTGTGTGATATTCAATTCTATATACAACAAAGTAACTACAACAGAAATACTTAGGTTATCATAATCAGGTATAGTTGTCATATTAATCAAATCAACTCGAGGATCATAAGTCACCACTTTAAGCACCTCTTCTTCAACTAGAGATATTGTATTATCATCTAATGGTTCAAATACCAAATCTGGAATAATAGTGCCAAATGTTGGCATCATGACTCGCTCGCCTGGACGAGTAAATATGTGATTCAATAAATCTCGGTTAACCAAATCTACATCAACAATGCTGAAATTTGTAACAGTAGCAGCTACTGCACTCGTAGGTGTTGATGTATACGTATATACACTCTTTCCGTAGTTGTGTGTTGTAAATCCTTTATATCTTACCATTATTACACCTTCACTCTTTCGGGTATTTATTATAATACACGAATATCATCATCTGCGCCAATATTCGTTACGTATTTTGTCATCTCGTCCCATTTGTGGATCATCGTACTTATATTTGGGATCATGAGTGAAATCATTTGCTGTAATACATCTACCATATGGTTCGTGTGACGGTAACTTATTAGTCCAGAATGATACCAGCTCTCCAGCATCACTGGCAGCTGCTGCAGTACTTGCGGTTGGGCCATTGAGGTGTATTTGACTACCAGTTTCAAGTATTTCTGAACCTGTTAAATTTAATGTACCACCTGATGTGATTTTGCCTGCTGCTCCAGACATGATGTTAAACTCTGATCCAGCATCTACAAAGATGCTACTACCTGCTTTTATGTTAACATCAGCATCAGATTGTATATTTGTATTACCACTGGAGTGGGTATGTAATATTCCACCTATCTTCATATGTGTATCACCAACTGATTGTAGCCGTATTTCACCACCAGAATACATATGGATACCTTCGTTTCCATACAACCTAACAGTTTTATCAGATGTTAGGTTGATATCAGATTCGGACCGTACAGATACTCGCTTTGTTGCGTATATATCTATATTACCATCCTGATCTAACTCTATCCAGTTTCTACCTTCCGCAGTATTAATATATATCCGCTCGTTCGTATCATCAAGTAAGATCTGATGACCAGCTGATGTACGGAGTTTAACACGACAGTTTTCCTTCCTATCATCCATCGAGATAGAGTGAAACCCTGGCGAAGTCCATGAATAAACCTGAGGATCGTATCCAACATTGTTGTTCCCAGCTGTTTGATTTTTTGCATATCCTTGTCTGATAATTGTAGTATTACCATCTTGTGCCGTGAATGATATATCAACATCATCTGCTTTGCTACTAATAATATTATGCTGGTGTGGATTTACGGCACAAGTGCTATAGTCTGCTCCACGTGTTCTCCATTCATAATTGTGGGTGCGGGTAGAAAATGCATTAGTTAAGTTGTCATATAACGGCTGTATTGGGTGTTCCTGTGAAGATAGTGGACCATCCGGTTCACTACCATCAGACAACATGAATCTACCATGCGGTAATGTATGACCTAGCATTTCCGACTGCAAACATCCTAGCCATATTCTAGCCATTGGATCACCATCTATACATGTTACAGCTACTGCTGCACCAACCTTTGGTATATTAAACATTCCGTATGCTACCGGACCTTGCGAGGTTTTTTGCTCAGTTCCACGAGTAGCGTTATCATTATTTAATACACCTCCAAATGGAGCAATATACGATGCCCACGGAATATCCTTTAACAAACTGTCAGATCTATCCCCATATGCTGGCACCAAAATACGCAAACGACCTGTCTGCTGAGGGTCATTCGTGTCAACCACTGTTCCTATAGTGATTGATGTGTATACTTGGTTGGCCTGTTGTTTTGGTTTGTACATTTATGCAAACTCTCTAAACCATGAAGTATAATCACCTGGAAAATCTGTTGGTTGATATATGAATGGTTTTGTGGCTGTAATCTGGATTCTGGTCTGAAATAAATCACCATATATTATCTTTGAATTAATATTTATAAAATGCGGATCACTAGGAAACACTATCAGAGTACCACGTTGTGGGTTAAAACCAAATTGATGTTGGGGAAATTCAAGTTTCCCGCCATATACTTCGTATAGCGAATCAAATGGGACTGTTTCTTGGTAATCACATAAGAATATTATTCCTGTTAAATCACGCTCTCTGGTACGCAGCCATTTATTGCGTAGAAATGAACTATTCTCACAGATAGGTGAACTAACAGAATCTTGTGGTAACCACTCAAATGTTACAGATTCAGTACCTTTATATTTGATATCATAGTGGGTTTCGATGACTGGGATTATTTCTTGCATTTTTTCGAAAATTACCATCTCATACCGATCATGTTTACGAATTGACTTAACTGGCGTCCCTTCTGTATTGACATCGGGTTCGTAGGCTCCCAAATTATCAACGATTTGTTCGCATAATAGGGGTGATAAAAATTGTTGAAATACCAAAAATGGTGATTTTTCGACCATACTAAATTCTCCTCGGTTCTAATAATATATATTAGCTATATAGAATGTATTTAGTATTGCAATCCTTCAACCATCCTAAGGGTATCTGTCTTCATGTGCTTAATAATGTCGGCGAATGTTACTGTAGGACAACTATAGATAGCTTCCAATAAATCACTCAAATGTTTTTCGTTTTCGTTGGATGTGTTATTATCTGCTTGTTTAGCTGGTAATCCTTCTACCATTGTTTTCATCCAATCAACATCAATAGATTCTTTTTTGGGATCGATCAAATAATCACTCTTTGTTAGAAAGGTTAACCCTAGTAGCACAGGATCGGGCATATCACTACGATCGTTTAAATTGAATAATATTTCACTGTATACATGTCCATCTGCTTTGATGCTTAACTTGATAACTGGCCGATATGTTATACCAGCATCAGCTGTTTGTACTGTTTGTTGTTGATATAGTGGAACTGTGTAGGTCCTATCCTGAAAAGTAAATCTAACCAATTCACCTTCTTCGTACTGATTAGGAATTATAGATATATTCTGAGCGTCTAACGAACACATTTCAGCACCGGTATCAACTTTGCATTTTATAGGTTGATTTCCGTTAATTCCCATCAACACTACATCCAAACTCTTGCCAATAGTACGTTCTTCATAATGACGTGCAATATCCCTTGTATCGACCTCGTTGATAACTGCTACATCGTGCACTAAATGAACACTAGTTGGTAGTACTTGCATATTATCATTCAGTGCCCACGCTAGTACCAGGTATTGTTCACTGGTAATATCATTATATACAACAGCCATCTTTGCTTTATTATCAAGTGACTGCGATTCTATTAGTGGTATGTTAAACTCAGTATTATAACTGAAAGTTGTTTCACCTAGTATAATTTCTGTGTTAAATGATGTTATATACCCATCAGTAAACTGTTTGGACAACTCATCAATGTCAGTAAATTTATTCATATTTTTCCCTTACAGTGAATTGTAAAATTCATCGATTCTTTTTTGTAGTGGTATTATGTATGGATTGATAGGTTTAATCCATACGAGTGGCATGATACCACGTTCTACAGTCATTATAGTAACAATCTGCTTTACTTGTTTTCCTGTTAGTTCATAAAAAGCAAGTGCATAGAAAGTTTCCTGTAAAAGATAATCCTCAATCATAGATTCTGTTTTGTTATTATTTGATGTTTTAAAATCTATGATAGATAACACCCCATCATATTCTGCTATACAGTCAACTCTACCAGCTACCTTCAATACTTCTGAATATAGAGGAACTTCCTGTGCTTGGATGTTATTTATCTTGTTTTTTATGATTAACCGTATCTGATTAAACAGTTTGATGTTTTCACGTGTCTGATCAACAAATGGATCTTCGTTATTGATAAATCGTTCTACCATCAAATGTACAGCAGTACCTCTATCAGCACAACGCTTGGTTTCTTTATCTGCTTTATCTTCACCTAGCATTTTACGCCAATTATCTAAGTGAGGTTTGGGTTTACTTCCCAATAATGTTGTTATAGATGGATAAAGGTCACCATTTGGTATAATATACCAACGGTGTCCCTTGACTTCTTGTGTCTGTAATTCTGTTAATTCTACTGGGGTATGTATAAAGTGCATAACGTATTTAGTTATACTATAACAACCCAATTAGATCCATTCCAATATTTCATCGTACTATCAACTGGACTAGCATGTTCAGGTGTAGCCCCAACTTTTGTAATTAGCCCACGATATGTATCATAAAATGATGTACCGTTAGCCAGAATGAATGTTTTTGATAGATTCACTCCATTTGCTGTTGGTAATGGTCCAATAGAAGTATCCAATGCTTCTACGTCAGCTGCAATTGTGGAATCCATACTATATGCAGGTATCAAAAATTTATCAGTTCCATCAACTTCAAGAACATAAGATGAATATAAAGTACCGTTAAATTTTACATTTTCGTTTGTGTAAGTTGCAGTCATTTATATATCCTTTTAACTTGTTTGACCAGTGGCAGCAGGCTGTGCATTAGGTTGTGCATTAGGCTGTGCATTAGGTTGTGCATTAGGCTGTGTAGCAGGCTGTGCATTAGGTTGTTTGGTTTGAGTAGCTAACATTTTCTGTTTCTGTGCCAATTGTGTCTGTAAATTGGCTATCTGCTGATCTACACCTTTGTTTTGATTAGCTTTTTTTGCCTGCAAGCTAGCAAGTTGTGTCTGTATGTTGAGCACATCAGATGCTAAATCCTCATTTAGCAGAAACACTTTAAATGTTGGTATCATTATGATAGGTCCTCTTCCGCATTGTTAGCTAAATCGTGACGATATTTAGCTAGTTTCATTAATTTTCGTGCTTCTTTTTGTTCATCTGATTTGTGTTTGTAGAATGCTTCCATATCGAGAACTTCCTCTTCTGACTTAACACGTTGTTCCGCCATCTTACTAGCGTACTCAGCTTCTTTTGCTTTGGCTTCTTGAGCTTTAGCATTAGCTTCAGCTGTTCTCGCATTAGCATCAGCTTTTAACATATCAATTACTTTGTCCAGCGCACTACTAACGGATGAGTCGGACGAATCGGATGAATTCGAATCTACTGGTGAATTGGTTGCGATATCCATATCATTGTCACCTGAGGTATCTGTTGAATCATCTGTCATTTCTAGATCAGTTGAAGTATCATCCTTACCCTCAGCTGGCGGCACAGTCTCTTCCTCATCTTCTGGCAGTGCAGGCCATTCTACGTTAATTATATCAAATTTATCTTTCAAATTAAATAAAATTTCCCCAATTTCCTGATTGTTCATCGCTGTGTCAACTACAATAGTATCCAAAACCTTCTGAAAATCACCAGCTTGCTCAGGTGGTACGTAAACTTTAACTATATTGCCAGAATCATCTTCTATGCCAAATGCGATTGATTTTCTATCAATACCAGTTTGTTTTTCTGCTGCTACCAGCTTTGATATTACATCTGCTGAGTTAAATTTATTTGTAGATGTAAATGCATTTCCAGTATCACTAAATTCTAATAATTCTGACATAAAACTTTCTCTGATATTCCAATTCGCTCGGTTTGAGAATTGTATTCGTTGTACTCGTTCAGCTTTGGGAATTTTACGTTTAGCAACAACACCCCCAAATAATGATCCTCTAGCACCAGCCATATCACCAGCAGTTGTTGATCCTACTGCGGCATCTTCTCTCAACTTCTTAGTGAGCCAACTCGACATACCTTCGGTTTGGTGAATAGGACCCATTCGCAATTTATTTTTACTATTCTTTAATGCGGTGATAGCTTCTTCTTTTGTTTTAAAGAAACCTATGGTGTGTGTTCGCTTGGGGTGAGTTGCATCAACATTTCCAGAATTTGCAGTCCATAACATCATCTTTTCATCATCGGCTTCAGTTACAGGTGTTGATGATGGTGCAGGCGTAAAATGTCCACCCTTACGGGATGTATTGCCGTATTTAACAGAAAATGTATTACTATCTTTATTTGGGTAATATGCTTTCTTATTCTTATCAGCTTCAGCTTTTGTTTTATATGGACCATCAACGGCAGCATTATCATAATCATCGATTACGTAATACCCTAAACCCACGCTATCTGCCGTTTCTAATAAATTTTGGATAAATTTCATATTAATTCCTTTTACATTTGTATTTATTTATGCATACTCGTAGTATGGGCACATTATCTATGAATTTTTTTCAATGCTACGCCATACAATACCGTTAATATACTATCTATATCCTTAGCATTCTGAATACCTAACAACAAATTATGCATTTCGTCTCTAACTTCCGCAAACACCATAAGAGTTCGTTTGTGGATTTCGTCAGTGTATGAAATTTCCTTACCTGATTTAAGTTGTAGACGATAATCCTTCCAGTTGTTATTATATTGTTGTAAACCCTTATCCAATTCAGATATACCAGATTTGATGGCTCTAATCACCCCAGTTTTCACCGTATTTGGGTTTCTGACCGGTAAACTTTCTGCAAAATTCCGAACTGTCTCACTAGGTGTCGACCCAGCTACCTTTCCGATAATAGTAGATATTCGCGAATATCTACCTAATTCAGGTGATCCTAACACATCTGCAATCTTTTTAAGCATATTTCCAAATATATCACCATTCACACCAATGGTAGCATTTCCCTTTGGTGATCTGGTGGGACCGGTATTTTTGATTTCCATTCTAACCGCATAATTGAATTGGTTTATAATGGTAAATACGTCTTTGTCTACTATCTTAAACTGTTGTAGTGTGTCCGGATTAAGAAATACAGCTCCTTCCACACCTGTATCTTCGTGAGAGTGTATCTCCACATCTCTTAGACTTGGAGATAATTTCCGAATAATACTATTTAATAACTTCTCTTTGATTGGTAATTTATAATGATGTTCTACGTATGACAATACGGTTTCTCTAGCAGTTTTTAAGTCTTCGCGTATATGTTTGGGGACACTGTTTAATTTGACCAGCATAATTTCGCCGTTGGTGAGTCCCATATTACCAGCTTTATTAAGTGTTCCTAGAAATTTTCGCAGATCTGCTAATTCAGAATCAAGGTTTATGTCTTTGAATTGTTGGGTATCGATAAATGACGTTGATGTAAACTTCCATGTGTGTTCAACCTTCATTGATTTGATTTTAATACCATCATCAGTAGTAATATGATTAGTTACTACTGATACCACTTCACCTTCCATTATCTTTGCTAATCGTTTGATTTTGCCTTGGTCTGGTTGTTGTTTATTGTCACCTATAATCATCCGCAAAAAAGCGATGTATGAACTACCATATGTGATGGCATTTGGTTGTCTACCAAATAGCACTTCGCATTCTACCGCTTCACCAGGTCGTAATTCGGTACGTAGTAATGGTGATACCTTTTGTAGTGCCGCATGAGCACTTTTAAATCCATTCCAAGCCGCTTTATTTTCCCAATCATCAGCACTATAAAACCTACCGCCCCGTTTCGCTTCTCGGCTAGTGTAGAATTTTCCATCTTCGTCAAAGCCAAATATCATATTAGCGCCATCTAGTTTTTCACTAGCAATGAATTTTGATAGGTTTTCAACAGCGTGCAGGAAGGCATCAATCGGCAGTGCCTCTATATGGTCGATGCCTTCATATAATTGAACTACAGTCCCATCTTTAGTTACTGTAGTATTTTTATAAAAATCTGCAAAATTCATTTGTCGTCTCCGATGTTGTGTTACTATTTATTGTTTATTAACAAAAAACCCAATGCGATATTGGGTTTTTTGTTTTATTACAGCTACATTTTATGTAAAAATTGAGTCAACTCAAATCAATTTGATATTATGCACTTTAAACGCCCGCCATTTGATTGGCTGTGTAGCCGCAACATGTGAAGCATCTAACCAATCCTCATATGATAATATTTGACTAGTTTTGTGTTCAACATACATATCATACAATGTTAATGATTCTACCAATCGATGAATTTCACCAGAATCGATATCCGTAACATCTATGGCTTTAACAGTGTCGTCGGCAGGAATAAATGTTGGCACAATAGTGCGTGTGGTGACCTTTCCGTTTTTACTGGTATACTGAATTGTTGTTGGATAATGGCGTTTTAACATATGTATGATATTACGCTGTTGTATCAGTTGCTACACTTTCTGTTGTATCTGGTGCCGGAGTAGCTTCAGCAGTCTCTTTTGCTGCTCGGTCAGCCCGAATGGATAGTACTAAATCATTTGATATTGTACGCATTGCTGCATTAAGTGTAATAATCTCATTCTCTAATGCAGTTTTCTTTTCCGCAGCTTCTTCGTATATGTGTACGAATCGCTGTTGAGCCTCAGTTAAATCACCGATTGCTACTGTTGTACCATCCACATTTAATTCTTTAATTGTATCAGCCATTGTAAATCTCCTATAAAATTGTTGGTTGTTGTATTATGTATATACTGGGTAAAATGTTCGTACAGTTGTACGAACATGTCTTTATTATCTATACAATCTGTATTGATAGTCAACACTTATTTTTATACGATTGTGGATTGCTGCGATATGTGATTAATCAGAGTGAGTAGAACTATAAATCCATCATATCCAATAGACTAGATGATGGATTGGAAGTTTCCGTATCTGGGTTAATATTCAATGGTGATTTTTTTGTTAAAACTAACGATGGTTTTGACGACTCATTATTTTCTAACCTTAACCAGGTCCTATTCCATTTCAAGTGTATCGTCTTACCTACTCCATCACTCGATCTTGTTTTCAGGAATTGTATAGCCATCTCTCCAGCAGCTTTCATAGCATCGGTGAATATAATCGAGGCATATGTATCTGTCGTGTTTATCTTCGATATACCACCGGCAATATGACTATGATTCAAGTCTGTAGCAGTTACTGCTCCGCGATTTTGTTGAGATGCAGTTATACCAATCATATCATAATCAACTAGAATTTGCCGCAGTTGTTCTGTAGATCGTTTATCTTTTTCAAAAACGTTATCTGCAGATACTTTTTCATTTGGATTCATCAAATCTAAATAATCTACAATAAGCACATCTGGAATGTATCCCCGCTTGAGCTCAAATTCTTTTAAAAATGCCCTGATATCATTAGGTGTAGATCCTACCGGCATCTGTTCGATGATGATATCTTCAATAGTTTTCCCAGCACTGTTAATTTTTTGTATCGCTTCACTGGATCTTGCTGTTATGTCTCGTTGACTGATACCAGTTACCATACTCACGTACCGTCTATATATCATAGTCACCGGTAATTCCAGACTAATATACAATACTTTTAATCCACGTTGAGCGAAATTCAATCCGAAATTAGCCATTACCATAGATTTACCACCACCAGAGTTCGCTGATAGTAATAACAGTTGTTGTCTATTAAGACCACCACCTAGTACATCATCAAATTCTGGGTACCCTGTTGGTATAGCCGGACTATCAATTAACAACCGCATCATTGCTTCCGGATCTTCGAAAAAATTGACACCAAGGCTTCTATGTAACGATGTAGTTATAGCTTCCTTGATAATAGTTTCTATCTTACCATAATCACCTTTATCCAACAAATCGGGACATGATAGGATTGCTGACGAAATAGCTTCCTCTTTACAAAAAGATTCAATTTCTGTGGCACAATATTCTATTTTATCTTTGGTGATGATTCTTTTGGTGAGTTCTACATCAGATTCTGCGTATACCTGGTCCACATCCGGTGTTGTATTGTACAGTTCGTAGTAATTTTGTATGAATTTTACAGCATTTCGAAATTCCGGGTCGAAATACGCAGGTCGTATGATAGATGTCGTTAGTGCAAACACATCTGGGGATGATACAAGATATTCTATTAAAAGTTTTTGTTTTTCTGTTTTCATTTTTATTTTTGCTATAGTTATAGTTATAGTTATATTTCTATTATAAAACCAACAATAACTATAGACAACAAAATTTAGCTGACTATTTTAATGGCAGGATATACAGATCTCAATATACTAGAGTTGATGTACAATTCACCGTCTATTTGATAAGATGAACCTATTGCATTATTGATATCAATATCAACTATATCGAATACTTGACTTGTGTTTTTGTCAGTAGATTCATGTGGGTCATAGGACATTAAAACTAGTATATCTCCTTGTTTAATGCGATTATTATTACTGCCACCAACGGATATTGTGACACCACCTGTTGTTACTTGACTGAAGTAAAATGGTGATGCTGAATCAATCATCGAGCTGGTTATATCATCAGCTATCACTGATGTACGTACAGTATATAGCTTTCCGTTGATGAATAATTGGTGTGTGTTCTTCCATGGAGACAAAAAAGATGCTTCGGAAGAGGCAAAGGTAAACCGCAGTATTTGCGTTTGGGTCGCAAACACAGGAGATATAAATTGAGTATGCAACACAATTGATGGTTCACTACTCAATGTAGCTATAGTCAACACACGTCCACCTGTCAATAAAACCGGATTCGATAATAAGGCAGGTACATATTTTGGCACTAATTGGGATTGAGTTACAGTAGATCTAGCAATACATTGTACCGTACCGGTAACAGCATCTTGAAATTCTACAGTAAGATTATATGGATCCACGAATGTTGTAGTAACGGGAACAACTTCTGTTAATACACCATCAACAGTGTATATAAATGTTTGTATAGATGGATTCGTTCCTAAGTTATGGTGAATCATCCACTTTTTAGCGGCTATTGTTTGATTGTGATTGTAAAATACTCGTCTAGGGGACCAATCCCCCAATCCTGTAGGATCTGGTGCTGGTAACTTTCCGCGAACATATGACGATTTTATTGATTGTTGTTTCAACATCCCCTTACAATCACTCGTGATAATACAACGCCCTACTACCTCCAGCCCGAATTTGTTCTGTGGTATTTCTATAGATCGCTTGCATGTATCACATGTATAAACAACTACCGCCATATATCACCTTATTATAATAGTTGCAAACTTGATGTTTGCGAAAGATATGCTGTTTCCATTTCTTTACTAGCCGTTGCTGGCAATGCAGCCAATGATTGTAATCTTACAGTAAATTCTCCGTCAGGATTACTTATGACCCAGGGTACAAAAGCAACACTAATTTGTCCATCTGGCATCCGTTGTGGTAAAATTCCTCTTGGTTTTTCAACTACTACAGTGTCAGTTGAAACATCTTCTGATAATTGTCGGGCCATAATTTCATCACCGTTTGCAAATTTTAATACAACTACTTCCATAACATTCTCCTATTTAGATAAACTTTTCTATTATTCGAAACATTGGGTTTATGTACTCTACCAAATCAATATGAAATATTCTAGTGAATATCGTCAATGAATCCCAGCATAAGAAAAATATTGATAGCCAAAACAACTGTTTGTTCTGTGTTATAGTACTATCAGTAATCCATATCAAGGCACCTATTATGTACAATAACCAGGGTATTATAGACAATGCTGCAATTTTCGGACTAATGAGCAGTATTGTAGCAACTATTTGGCTACTAGTGGCTATCCACTTCATCACATTAATGTGTTTTATTATACATGCACCTATATTACCCATTAGTATAACTCTTTTCGGTTTGAGGCGTTCCAATAAATCCGACAAATATAGGAATTTTAACTCTATCCCCAGGGCGCGGTACCTGATTGTTATTGAGTGTGTTATACTTAACTGATAACATGTTCAATACAGATGTGCTCATCGCCATGTGATTATATTTTTTGATTATTGCGTGGACTGTTTCTCCTGGGCCGAAGACGTGTTCGATGTGATCAATAGCCAATATAGTTCTCCTAAATTATACATATGATATATTATTATTGTATTAATGACAACAGATTGTTGTAATCACTAACTGACTTTTGTTTAATGGCATAATAAAATGGTATGTTATACAAAATAACTTCAGACCCACTAACAATGCCCTCATGTAGGTCTTGGGATACGTAAGTATATTGTAGTAATTGTGTTACTATATCTACAGCTGTATTATCACCACCATCAAATTGTTCTAATAATTCATCAAAAGTATGTTTGAATTCTGTGTTTGAATTGACAACATTTTTGTTGTACATGAACTTGTATCCATTTATAGGAAATATGTAATATGGTTCAGTATTATCTTTTGGTCTGAATGATTTTTCCCCATTAGCAAAAATAGCCCGTTGATGCAGATTGGATACATTGCCGATATGTTCAAATGCATTATTAAACGTCTCAATGAATACATCATGTCTACCATGAAAACGAACTTTGACTTTCGCAAAGTCGTTATAAGTTACTGATAAATTTTTAATTAATGGGTATCCATGAGATTCTGTTATGAATTGGCCGCATGAACTTAATAAATTGCGTTCGTATTGCGAAATTTGATACAAATCATATGATGGTTCTAGTATATCTGATATTCTCATAAAGGTCTCCTTAGATATTTATAAATACACTTATAAGTATTAAAAATATATGAGGGTAACTTATTATGAAGATGTATGGCGTTGATGTTGCAGAAGGAACACATATAACAAACGCATCTATTGCTGTTGGTGGGGACTTGCCATCTGCTGCTAATATAGGTGAATTATTTTATTATAGCACAGGAAACCCTGCTGTTGACGGATTATATGTATATGGACCCACGGCGTGGGTAGCAGTAGCTGCACCTGCATTTAACAATACTACCACTTATCGGTATAGTCAAGTTGTGGCAGCTTCTACTTGGACTATAGTACATAACCTGGGAACAAAATACTTACATATATCTACATTTGTTGATAATGTCAACAACTCTTATGAAAAAATCATTCCGCTAAGTGAACAAATAATCGATGAAAATACGGTGGTAGTTACGTTCACCACCGCATATTCTGGTCAAGTTATATTAACAGGACTGGTGTAACAAAAAAGGTTTTGTTATTTGTTTATACTAGCAATAAACTCATTACATTCGGTAATAATTTTTGGGGCAATATATCGAGGTCCCCGCATAATATCATTAATCATATAACTAAACCTTACTTGAAGTTTATACAGCTCATTAGGTACTAAATTGGTTGTACCAGGACTAACTACACGAGCTGCACGTCCCATATCTTTGGTAGCTATAGCAAATGCGTGCCCCAGGTGATCGACAACTCGTTGAATATCGCTGTATTGCATTTCCGGTGTCGGCTGTGTATTACGTTTGTATGGTTTGTTAGTATTGTACATGCATTAATTCCTTTGTATTTTAATTAAAATGTGCAACAAGTGCACCCTTACTATGATCAAGATGCGATTGGTGAAATCACTTCATCTAGATCATATAGTATATCATACATATCTTCTATTATAGCGTCAACAGCTTCTAGTCTTATATTATTATCTTTAGTATGAACATCGATTAATAACAACAGATTGAGTTCCAAATACGACAATAGAGCATCCTTCTCACCCGTATTCATTTAAAATTCAGACATTTTCGAAAAGAAAAATGCTTTTGCTTTATTGTTGACCGATTTAGCAACGTCTGCCCATACGAAACCATTATCTGTTATAGTATCAACCTCCTCCTTCAAGATGTCATTTGCTATCCACTTGAGGTACGAACCTATATTAACTGGATCAATATCTAAATGCATTTGGTTAACTAGAACATCCATACCTTGTTCTAAGCGACCATTAGGTAGAATTGCCTCAACCAATGCATTAATGTTATTAACACGCTCGATATCGACAGATACTACCTTTTTGACTTTAGAATTGCTGTGTTTAGTTCCTTTTGTTTTGAAAAACAACTCGGTGTCAGAAGGTCTCTCGATGCACCTCCATACTACACCTTCACCAATACCAACCACACCAAACTTCTTACCCCATGGACACTCTTCTTCGACAGCCAAGGTAACTCGTTCAATTTCGGGTATAGCTTGTTCTGGGTTTTTGAAATCAACAGTAACTTTATATACCGGAAGTTCGTATATATTGTAAATATTCTCCGCATGATCCATAACATCCTTATGGTATATGAAGTCAACATATTGGTCATTTACCACTGCTGCAAATAGTACCCAATGTTTATCAAGTTCAGTAACGGCTACATTACTTTGAATACCTTTGCCAACCCATTCACCATAAAGTGTAATATCAGCATCGGGGTCTGTCGATATTTTATCAAAAATATCATCCAACTTTTCAGTAGGTATACGATGGATGAATGCAGCAAATCCAGCATTGTCCTTGTCTACTGAAATTAAATGTTCTCTCGATTGTGCTTGATATACCCCTCCGACTCTACGCAACCCTGCATTTGTACCGTGGAGTTTAACTGTACCTACAAAGTTTAATGTTGGTAATTTATGAAGTGCATTGATTTTATTGTAGTATCCGGTTACAGTTTTAACTACATTTCTGTATTGGCCGATTGATGTAAACTTTTTCACTGTAGATCCTTTGTAGATTGTCAATCTAGTTATTATATGATAATGATACTATTTTGTCAACTTAATATAACGCTTGACTAATTAGATAATTATCTCTAATATAAAGTCTGCTAAAAATAACACAAGAACTAATGGGTTATACCATCTCGCTCACCGCCTTATAAATAACTCCACGATGAAGAAAAAATACAAAATAGCACATATGAAAGTAGCACAGGTTTATGCAAACTTATCGCATTGTAATAGGCGTAAAGTTGGATGCGTCATCGTTAAACATGACAATATAATAGCCATTGGTTATAATGGGACACCTACAGGAACAGATAATTGCTGTGAGGGTTCTGATGGCACCACAATATCTACAGTAATCCACGCTGAAGATAATGCTCTCCGCAAACTTACCCGTTCGGCGGAATCTGCAAAAGGAACTACACTGTTCGTTACCACAGCCCCATGCTTAGCGTGTGCAATAAGAATCGTTGACGCCAAAGTAAAATCAGTGTATTATATAGAAATATACCGCACTGATGCTGGACTCAAATATCTCGCTGATAGCGGAATAAAAACATACAAAATATCAGTTTAATAATTATAATAATAAGGAATACACATGGCTGAATACATCTCACCTAACGGGTACAAAATCGATATAGATTTAACTCGCGACTCACTACTAGACATCATCGGAACTGATAGATTAAAAGATTCCTATATGATGGACAACGAAACAAGTCCCCAAGAACGATATGCTTATGTTAGTGGTTTATTTGCTAATGATAATGATCACGCACAACGACTATATGATTATGCTAGCAAGTTGTGGTTTGGTTATGCAACACCTGTATTATCAATGGGTAGAAACAATGCAGGTTTACCAATTTCATGTTATCTAGTCAACGTACCAGACTCTAAAAAAGGTTTGGTTGATAGTCTTAGCGAAACCAATTGGCTTGGTATGCTAGGAGGTGGTGTAGGTGTTTACTGGGCCATTCGTGGACAAGATGACAAATCGGTCGGAGTGATACCACACATGAAAGTGTATGATGACGCTAGCCTTGCATATAAACAGGGTACTACTCGTCGCGGCGCATATGCGATGTATTTGGATATCAGCCACCCTGATATTATAGAATTTTTAGATATGCGTAAAGAAACCGGTGATCAGCGCCGTAAGTGCCTAAATTTGCATTATGGTGTTAGTATTCCAGATAGTTTCATGAATATCATCGAAAATTGCATGAAAGATGAAAATTATGATGATTCGTGGGAATTACGTGATCCTGTGAGTGGTAAGTACCACGAGACGGTAAGTGCAAAAGAACTTTGGTCTAAATTGATCGAACTTCGCGCTGGCCAAGGCCGTGGCGAACCGTATATTATGTTTGTTGATAATGTTAATAAAACTATTCCGGATTATCTCAAAAAACATGGGTATAAAGTGTCTCAGTCTAATCTGTGCAGTGAGATTACGTTGTGGACAGATGAATTCCGTACAGCCGTATGTTGTTTGAGTTCCCTAAACTTGGATAAGTGGGATATGTATAAAGATAATTATCAATTCTTTAAAGATATAATGATGATGTTGGATAATGTATTACAATACTTCATCGACCATGCTCCTGCAGTAATTAGTCGTGCCATTAAATCAGCTGTTGAGGAACGTAGTGTAGGTCTTGGTGTTATGGGGTTCCATTCGTACTTACAACAGAAAAATGTTCCGTTTGATGGCGTAATGGCTAAATCAATTAACAACAAAATATTTAAAACTATTCACGATTACTTACAAATCGTGAATAAGGAACTTGGTGCCGAGCGTGGGTCTCCGTTGTTACTTGAAGGTACAGGACTACGATTTGCTCATATGCAAGCAATTGCACCAACAGCATCTAACGCGTTGATTTGCGGTAATGTGTCACCAAGTATTGAACCATGGCGCGCTAATGCATTCCGACAAGACACCATGTCTGGTACGTTTATTCAGAAAAATCGGTATTTGGATGATTTGATTAAATCAAAAGTTGAATCAGGTGAGTGCAAAGACTATGATGCTACTTGGTTAGAAATCGTTCAAGCTGAGGGTAGTATACAAAACATTAAATGCTTCACTGAATTGGAGAAAACAGTATTCCAAACAGCGTCAGAAATAGATATGATGTGGGCAGTGGAACATGTAACTGATAGGCAACAATATATTGATCAAGGTCAGTCATTTAATATATTTGTGAGACCTGATATCAGCATCAAACGATTGCACGCTATTCACTTTGCTACTTGGAAGCGAGGAGGTAAAACGATGTATTATGTTAGAACTGAAAAGTTGGTTAACACTGAAAAGGTATCTCAGAAAGTATCC